GACATGCGCGATATCACACTCGAAGAGATGGCCGACAACCTCAACAACCCGACGTTCGGGGACGACTTGTTAGGTGTCGTGTTCTATTCCCGCACTGTTGAAGACATCAGCAAGTCCGCGGAGGTCGGGCACCGCGTTTTCAAGACGGCTGACTACGTGAAGATAATGACGCCCGGCGACCGGCACAACGTGCTCGACCGACGGGTGCAGCGCGGCGGGGTAATGCCGATTGACGACACGCTGCGCTTCCCTAAGCAGTGGGCTCGCTACCAGAACAAGCAGGAGCAGAGCGAGCACGACGGCACGCCGCTCATGCTCTGGAGCGTGATGCCTACGCCGCTCGCCGAGGAACTGAAGCACCTCAACATCTTCACCGTCGAGCAGTTAGCCAACCTCGCCGACACGCACGCCGCCAAGGTGCGCGGTGGTCCGACGTGGAAGAACAAGGCGGCCGAGTTCGTCAAGGCGCTCAAGGACACGGCGCTCGTGGGCAAACTACAGGTGGCGCTCGCCGAGCGCGACAACAAGATCGAGACGCAGGACAAGGCGATCAAGGATCAGGCCGACAAGATCGAGCGCCTCGCTGCGAGGCTCGCCAAGCTGGAGAAGTAAGCCATGCCCCGCTTCGCAACCATCGGTGACATCGTCAACAGGACGGCAGTGAGTGTCGGCCTCGACCCCGTGACTGACCCGTTCGCGTCGGACGATCCTGCGCTCGTGCAGCTTCGTATTCTCGCCAACGAGGTCGGCGATACGTTGGTGATGACCGAGGATGTGCAGTGGCAGCAGTTAGAGAAGTCCGCCAACTTCATCACTGCGCTGGGAGATACGGGTATCTACGATCTGCCAGTCGACTTCGGCTACATGATCGACCAGACCCAGTGGCAACAGGGATTGCCGGGTGCGGCCTATCCACTGCTTGGCCCGGCCTCGGCGCAGTGGTGGAGTTATCTCGAAGCGTCGGCTGTTTATAGCGTGACTATCTACGCATGGTTTCAGGTGTCGGTCGGAAAACTCAACCTGTGGCCGCAGCCGCCGCCGGTTGGCATTCCGATTGCGTACAAGTACACCTCTCGCTACTGGGTGCAGGACGGCGCGAGCGTGCCGCCGCTGCTGGTCTTCAAGGACAGCGTCACGCAGTCGAGCGACATCGTGCTCTTCGAGCCGATCCTGTTCATCAAGGCGCTCAAGCAGGCCTTCCTCACCGCGCGCGGATTCGACACGACCAAGGTCGACACCGAAATGAACAACGCGATGTCGGGAGTAGGTGGGCGCGACAAGCCCGCTCCGGTGCTCTCGCTCAACGGGCCGATCATGTTCAGGCCGCGTCTGCTCGATAGCATCGTCAACGTGCCCGAGACGGGGATCGGTAGCTAGTGCTCGCCGTCGCCAAAAAGTTCGCCGAGCTTGCCATGGGCAAGCGCAAGCCGCAGCGCCAGAACACCAAGCCCGTGTTCTTCCCGGCGACGCAGGGCGGCATCAACGCCGTGTCCGCCGCGAGCGCGGTGCCGCCGCAGGATGCGCTGCTGCTGATCAACATGATCCCGTCCGAGAAGGGCGTGCGGATCAGGAAGGGCTGGATTGAGCACTGCATCAAGATACCGCTCGGCGATGGCGTCAAGACGCTCGTGCCGTTCACGCACCAGAACGTCGACGCGCCGGTAGATAGGCTCTTCGGTCTGACGAGTGACGGCATCTACGACGTCACTGCTCCGGGCGTCGCGCCGGTCAAGGTGTTCGACTTCCCGGTGAAGTCGGGCGAGGCGGGCTGGGCGCAGTGGACGCACTTCACCACCATCGCCGGGCAGTTCATCCTGCTCACCGACAAGGCGAACGGCTACATCGTTTACACGGCCTCGACCAACACATGGGCGGCGGGCGTGGTGACCAGCACGCCGCCGGGGTTGTTAGTCACCTCGCTGGTCTTCGTGATGGTGTGGAAGAACCGCGTCTGGTTCATCGAGAAGGACACCGGCACGGGCTGGTATCTGCCGGTCGGCTCGATCACTGGTGCAGTGCTGCCTTTCTACTTCGGCAACAAGTTCAAGTACGGCGGCTATCTCAAGTCGCTGTGGAACTGGACGCTCGATGGTGGCGAGGGAGTCGACGACTATCTAGTCGCGCTCGGCAGCGCGGGCGACATGGTGGTTTACAAGGGAACCGACCCGGCCGCTGTTGCCACCTTCAACCAGACTGGCTGGTGGTACGTCGGCAAGCCGATGCAGGGGCGCAGACAAGGCGCTAACATGGGCGGTGAGTTGCTCATCGACACCGCCTTCGGGGTGCTGCAGACGTCCAAACTAGTTGCGGGACAGCCTGCGACCGATGAAGCCGTGTCGATGAGCTACAAGATCAACCCGGCTATCAACCAGACCGCCGACCGCATGTCGGACTTCTACGGCTGGGAGATGGTGTTCATCCCCAAAGAACAGTTGCTGATGGTGATCACTCCCAAGGAAGACGGGCAGCCCTATCTACAGTATGTGTTCAACACCTCTACGCGGGCGTGGTGCGTGTTCATCGACCTGCCTATCAAGACCGGCGTGATGTGGAAGAACAAGTTCTACTTCGGCACGCCCGACAATCGGATAGCTAGCTACGACGGCTTCCTCGACAAGGTGTTCCTCGATCCGGTGCTCGACGGTGATCCGCAGCCTATCCAGTGGGAGTCGCTCACCGGCTTTCAGGGATTCAGCGAGCCGTTCATCTGGAAGCGCGTGCAGTTCATGCGCCCGTTGTTCATCGCGCAGGCCAACCCGGTGTACAAGATCGTGGCGCGGTACGACTTCAACCTAACACCTCCCGCAGGCTCGCCGGTCTTCCCGCCCACCTCGGGTGGCATCTGGAACATCGGCATCTGGGACTTCTCGACGTGGGGTGGCGGCTACGTCACGACGGGCTCGCCCAAGGGCGGCAGCGGCATGGGCCGTTACGTCGCGCTCTACATGCGAGGCCGGGCGGCGTCGGAGATTATCCACGTCGGCACCGACGTGCTGTACGACACGGGCGGCATGTTATGAAGTCGCCTATCTACTTTCGAGCGTTGAACTGCGAGGCGGATCTTCGCACGTTCTCTCAGAAGACTGGCTACCGCCCCGGCCCGACGTTCGGCGGCATCGCCGCGTACATGCTGCGCGACGAGCGCGAGGTCGGCATGGGCATGGTGGGCTTCGACGGTTGGGCACCACGTACCGTGACGGCACACTGGTACATTCGCTTCCCGCGCTGCATCGAGCCGCTCTGGGCCGAGGCTGTTAGCTACATCGCTAACACGGGACGCAAGGCGATCTTGGGCTGCACGCCCGCCGACAATGACAAGGCGCTCCGTTCCATTCGCCATCTCGGGTGGGAGCAGCTTTATCGCATCAAGGATGGCTGGGACGATGGTGTTGATCTCGTAATCTCGGAGTACAAAATTCATGTCAACCAACAGACCAATGCCGCCGCAGTACGGCGGGCAAGCGCCGCCTAACCAGATGCCGATGCGCGGCGGGCCGCCGATGGGCATGGCTCCTCCGCAGGGCATGGTGCCGCGTCAGGGCATGCCGCCGCAGGGCATGCCGCCACAGGGCATGGCTCCTCCGCAGGGACCGCCACCGGGTGCGATGCCGCCGCAGGCGATGGCTCCTCCGCAGGGTGCGATGCCACCGCAGGGCATGCCCGCGCGTGGCAACCCGCAGCAGCAGATGATGATGGCTCGCGCGCAAGCGCTGCGCGGTGGTGGCGGCGGGCGTTACTAGTTAGGTGACCTATGGCTAAGTCTCCCCCCAAAGCTCCCGACTACGAGGCGGCTGCGCAGGCGCAGGCGCAATCAAGCCGCGAAGTCACGGAGCAGCAGACGTGGGCTAACCGCCCCGATCAGGTCACGCCGTGGGGCACGGAGACGTGGACTAACGAGGCGGTCTGGGACCCAACTACCAACCAGAACATCAACCGCTGGACGCAAAACACTGCGTTGAACGAGCAGTCGCAGCAGGCGCTCGACGCGCAGCTTGCGATGACCAACCAACGCTCGCAGTTGGCGTTGTCGCTCGGCGACCGCATGCGCAACGAGTACGGGCAGGCGATGGACTGGCAGGGCTTTACGCCGCTGGGCCAAGCGCCTACCGCTCCTAACTACCAGACTCCCGGCGCGATGCAGGGACCGGCGCAGGCGCAGCAGTACGACACGCAAGGTTTAAACGCATTCGGCACGGGGCCGACCCAAGGGCAGTACACGCCCGAGCAGATCCAGCGCGGGCTCGACACCTCGGGGCTGCAGCAGTTAGACCCGAGCCAGCGCTACAACCAGCAGGCGGGGGACGCGGTCTATCAACAGTGGGCCGAGCGCGCCCAGCCGGCACAGCAGATGGCGACCGACCAGTTGCGCACCCAGTTGTACAACGCAGGCTTGAAGGAAGGCGATCAGGCGTACGACGCCGAGATGAACAAGCTGCGCATGACGCAAGGCGATGCGCAGCGGCAGGCGGCGTTCCAAGCTACCCAGATGGCGGGGCAGGAAGCGTCCCGCATGTACGGCATGGATCAATCTACCCGGCAGCAGCAGTTCGGCGAGCTTCAGCAGGGTGGGCAGTTCGCCAACCAAGCCGCCGCGCAGGCGCTGCAGCAGCAGTTAGGCATCGGCGGCCAGCGCTACGAGGAATCGCTCGGTGGTGGTAACTACGCCAACCAGCTTCGCCAGCAGCAGTTAGGCGAGCGGGTGGGCATGGGCCAGCAGAACTACCAGAACCAGCAGGCGTTCATCGACGCGCAGAACCAGCAGCGCGCCCAAGGTCTGCAGGAACAGATGACGCTCGGCCAGCAGAACTTCCAGAACGCCATGACCGGGGCTAGCTACCAGAACACGATCCGTCAGCAGGAAATCGCCGAGGCGATGCAGCAGCGCGGCTTCTCGCTCAACGAGATCAACGCATTGCTGACCGGCCAGCAGGTCGGCATGCCGTCCATGCCCGGCTTCCAGAACGCGCAGCGCTCCGAAGGCGTGCAGTCGCTGCAGGCCGCGCAGATGACGGGGCAGGCCGAGCTTGACCGCTACAACGCCCAGCAGCAGGCGACGCAGGGCATGATGTCCGGCATCACCTCGATGGCGGGCAGCATGATGCCGATGTCGAGCCGCGCCGTGAAGAAGCGCATCCGTCGGATCGGCGAGACGAAGGGCGGCACGCCTATCTACTCGTTCCAGTATATCTGGGGCGGGCCGATGCAGATTGGCGTGATGGCCGACGAAGCGCCGCCGGAAGCCGTTGTCAACATCGACGGAGCTATCTACGTCGACTACTCGAAGGTGACCTAACATGCCTGCCAATTCACGGTATCCCGGCGAGAGCGACGCGGACTTCAAGGCGCGCATGATGCTGACCAATCCGGCCGCGTTCGGCATGGGCGGCGCTGGCGCTCCCCCTGCCGCGCCGCAGGGGATGTTAGGCGGCATGGGCGGATCGCCCGCCATGGGTCCGCCTTC